TAACTACTGGCTCCACTGAGCTTAAAGCTGTTAATCAGATCCTGGCGTCAGTTGGTCAGGCTCCTGTTACCACGTTGACAACTGAAGAAACTCTGATCATTAACGAAGTCTCTAGGTTTACTGGTTCTATTTCTGGAACTACCCTTACCACTGAAACTGCTAACATTCCTGTTGGTACTTATATTGGTGGTACTGGTGTAACTACCGGTACGTCTATTGCAGTAGCTGGTGTAGAAGCAACACCTGCGACTGATCCTGTCACGTATGAATATACTCTAAACATTTCACAAACCGTGTCAGAAAGGACTTTAACTCGTAATGAAGTTACCAGTAGAGTTGAAACCCAAGCCAACCCGGACGTTGCGATTGCACTCAACACCCTTAGAGAAGTGTCGCGTGAAGTACAGAGTGAAGGATGGACTTTCAATAAAGAATTTGACTATACACTTACGCCTGATTCAAACGATGAGATTTTGATTCCTGATGATATGCTTCAGGTAGATCTAAATACCTCTTCTAAGAGATCTGGAAACCGTCAGTATGATAGTGTTAACCGTGGGGGTAAACTCTACGACCGTATTAAACATACCTACAAGTGGACTGATTCTAGTGTCAAAGTTGATATTGTGTGGTATTTTGAGTGGGAAAGTATCCCTGATCCTATCCAAGGATTTATTGTGTCCCGTGCTGCTTCTATCTTTGCTAGCCGAACCATGAATGATTCTAATTTGTATCAAATCCTACAGCAAAAAGAAGCCTTTGCACGAGCTATGGCTATGCAGTATGAATGCAGTCAAGGTGACTATTCCTTCTTTGGTGAGCCACAAGGGGAGAACTATTATAATAGCTTTAAACCATTCCATACTTTGCAACGATAATGGCAGCAGTAACACAAAAAATAGACAATTTCCTTGGTGGTGTCTCCCGCCAAACTGACGACAAAAAGTTGACTAATCAGTTGACCGAATGTGTAAATGGTTATCCTGATGCTACATTCGGTTTGCTGAAGCGTCCTGGTATGAAGCACATTGAACAGCTTAAGAAGGCAAATGGTACTCCATTTAACAAGTCTGAGCTGACTGGTGCAGCATGGTTTTTTATTGATCGTAGTGCAGCTGGTTCTTATATTGGAGCCATCAAAGGTTCTGACATTTATGTTTGGACTAAAAATGATGGTACGTTCTGTACTGTAACTAACACTGGTTCATCTTATTTGACTGGTACACAGCAAGATGATTACCATTTCCGTAGCATTCAAGATACCACAATTATTACTAACAAAACTGTTAACACTGCTATGCAAGCAGCTAACACACATGTTAGTGGTGCTGATGCTACTATTAAACTACTGTCTCTTGTACCAGACGATATACTTACAGTTACGATTCAAAATGTAGAAATTAGCGTAACAGCTACGAATACTACAACCTTTGATCAGATGCTGTATTATACATTAACTCCATCATCAGAGTTTAATACAGCTAATCATTTGGTTGATGCAATTGCGGATACAATTCATAACCAGCAGCTGGCGGGTAACGTAGCCTTTAGTGGGACATGGTACATAGAAAGTTATAATAATAGCATTAACATCCGCAGAAGGTCTGGTGTCTCTCATATCATATATGATTACAGTGTACCGCAAGGAACTGCTGTACCATTTAGCATTGATGCAAGGGGCGGTGTTAATAACACTGCTATCGAAGTGTTTGAGGATTCTGTTTCTGATGTATCTAAACTACCACTAGAATCTTTTGGTGGACATGTTGTTCAAATTTTGAATAGCAGTGGTGCTGAAGATGATTATTATTATAAGTTTACTGCATATGACACGACTCTTAATAGGGGGCGTGGTGCTTGGGGAGAAACTATAGCACCTGATGTGTCGCCAGGTTTGGATGCATCTACTATGCCCCACGCCTTGATTAACACAGGCGCTACTACGTTTACATTTGGTCCTATTAGTTGGACCGATCGCCTTACTGGAGATGATGTAACCAACAGACCGCCTTCTTTTATTACAGTTAATGATACAAGTCCTGTAACTTATAGTGGAAAGAAGATTACTTCTACGTTCTTCTACAGTAATAGGTTTGGATTTTTATCAGAAGATAATGTAATCCTTAGTGTTTCAAACGATCCATATAATTTCTTTGCAGCATCTGCACTTACTCAAATTGATTCAGATCCTGTCGATCTAAACGTATCTAGTATCAGACCCGTTGTTTTGACAGATGTCGTACCATCTCCACAAGGTCTTCTTATATTTAGCTCTAGACAGCAATTCCAACTGTATGCAGCTAGCTCTGTAACTCTGACCCCTAGAACATCAGTAATCAGATCACTTGCTAACTATGAAATGTCTACGATTAGTCCCGTAGATGTAGGTACATCCGTTGTATTTGTAAATACAGTGCCTGGTGTCAGTAAACTATTTAGTATGCAGCTAGGAGAAATTGAACAGAATCCTACTGTCATTGACATCAGTAAAGTTGTATTTGAATGGATCCCAGAAACAGTAGATAATTTAGCAGCTAGCGCTCAGAATTCTGTAGTGGTTCTTATTGATAGTGAATCATCTTATATGTACTTGTACCGTTATTATAATAATGGTGAACAGGATCTATTCCAAGCTTGGACGAAGTGGCAACTGCCTGGTACAATCCAATCTGCAAATATTATTGACGATGATTTAATTATTGTCAGTCAACATGAAGATGAGTACACTCTTAATAAGATTACTTTAGACCAAATCCCAACAGGCAGTGTTACCGCTAAAACCAGCACTACAGATGGTAATCCTTGTCTAGATATGTTTGCTAGACCTGTCAGCCCTGGTGGTGGTGTTAGTGCAGTGGTGTATGATGAACCAAATGACATCACCAAAATCTACACACCTTATACACCAATTAGCGACAAGAAAGCTATCATGTTTTTGACTGTTCCTGAAGCTGATGTAGGTACAGCAGCAGAGATTGACGCTGACGCTGGCTACTATGCAGAAGCTTTAGAACGTACTGAATCAGGAACAAATTACCGTTACTTTGAAGTGAAAGGTAATTTTACAGATTATGCAGATGGTATTGTAATCGGTTATGGTTATGATTTTGAGGTAACTTTACCTAAATTTTATTATAGAATTAATCAGGCTGTAGCTGATTTTACAGCTTCATTATCTATTGCTAGGGCTAAATTTTCTGTAGGTAGAACAGGTGCAATTCAATTTAAATTAAAAGCTGAAGGTTCAAACGAGTGGAAACCTGTTGAACATACAGCTGATGCAGATTATTACGCTGCTGATAGTAATCCTGTTAAAAATGAACGCCAATTCATTGTACCCATCCATCAACGTAATACTAATTTTGAACTAAAAGTGACAAGTAATTTTCCGTACCCTGTGTCGTTGGTGGCAATGACGTGGGAAGGTAACTATTCTCCACGATTCTATAGGAGGAAGTAATGATTGAATTTAACCCTAAAGGAGGTAGTATTCTAGATCAGGAGCTTAGCGCTTCTGGTCTGGAGATGAACATTGCACCGCTCGCTGCTTTTACGATAGGCACAACACTTTTAAGCACTGGTGCTTCTGTTTTTGGATCAATAAACGCTAGTGCTTCTGCTACAAGGCAAGCTAATTTCCAAAGAGAACAGGCTGCTATAAGCTCCCAACATGCATACGATGTTGCTGTTGCAACAAATGCCTATCTTGATGACAAAGATGCCTTTGATGAAGCGCAATATAATCAAGAAAGGGATTTTGCTTTCAATTCTTTAATGAAGGATTGGAAATACGGAAAACAAATCCATAAGTTAGAGCAACTTAATCGGATGCAGGAATGGCGAAAAAGTAAAAGGCTTGGTAGACGACAAACTCGTTTAAATGCTCAAGCTGAACGTCAAGCTATTGCACAAGAGCAAGGTGTTCTTACTGATGCATTTCTTCAACATCAATTTTCCCGTCAATCTAATCTTTCTGCTTTAAACAAGACTATTTTTGAAAGTCAACTTGCTCAGCAATCTAATATTGCTTCTTTAAATAAATCTTTTTTTGAAGGAAAAATTGCTTTACAACAGCAAGGTATTAAACTTGAAGGTATTAAAGATCGGCAAGCTTATGGTCAAGTAGCAATTCAAGAATCCATTAACCAAATGATGGATCAGAATGCATTGCAAAAAGAATCGACAATGGTTGAAGGTCTTATTGCACAGGGTCAAGCTGAATTAGGGCAAGCAGGTAAATCTACAGCTAAAGGTATCCAAAGCACTAAACTGGCTTTATCACGTAGTTTACGCTCCTTAGATTCTGAATTATCTGGTAGGTATAAACAAGCTGCTATTCAGATGGCAGAACTTAATGCAGACGCTAGTCTTCAAATCGCTAATGTTGAACTTGAAAAGCAACTTACTGGCGGCATGTTGGAATTTGCTCAGCAGGAATTTGAACTTAATAGTCAACGTCTTAGTGGAATGATGGCGTTTGCTCAAGAAGAATTTGCATTTAATAACCAAGTTTTGGATGCTACTTTAAATAGTGCTATCGCACAATCACAGCGTAATATTAAGGACATTATGTTGGATCGTAAATTTGCCGATCTTGACGTAGAAGCAAACATGTTACTTAAACCTAACAAGCTTCCTTATCAACCTAAACCTATGCTACCACCCGAGCGTGAATTCCTTGAAAGTATGCGGATGGTTGTACCAGAAGTTACTGAATATAAGAGCGCATCTGATAGATTTAAAAAGCTACTTAAAAAACAAGATTCCTTTGGTGGCAGACCTGGTGAATATAGTCCTTCAAGAAATGAAGAAAGTAAGCCTTATCTTGACGATAAAGGGAAAGTTAAAAAGGGATATAGAAAAACTTATATCAAAGGCAACCTATACTATCAACATAAAAAATCCGGCAAAACTTATCTAGCTTAACACATGGCACGCATTCAATACCAACCTGCTTCAAGGAGCAGAGGTTTTAAACCACGGCAAATAAGTACAGCAGGTATCAACCGGATGCGTGAAGAAAGCAACCGGATGATAGCTAATATGGAGCGCAATCGTCAGGCTGAAAAAGAACAGCGTGATCGTGAGCTTCAAGCATTAAAAGAAGATAATGCATATACTGCTAACGTTCAAAGGCAAAACTTTGAAACTCAAATTCAAAACTTACAATCTGAACGTAACCAAGCAACTCTTGGTCTCCAGGTTGAACAAGCAGAAGCCCAAGCTCAGCAGGCAAAAACTCAAAGTATTTTAAGTATTGTCGGTACTTTAAGCCAAACAGCTGCATCTGCTGTAAAAGCAATCGACGCTGAACAGCTTAAAAAAGACACAGCTACAGCATACGCTGAATTTTATAAAACCCCTGTAACACAACTTACACCTGAACAGCAGCAACGGGTTGAACAGTATAGGGATGCTGAAAATCTTCAATTGCAAGGTGGTGTCGCACTTAATGCCAATATTGCTGCTGATGATGCTCAAAGCAATCAAAACCCTGCCATAACTGCACAAAGTTATGCCGCTAACCCTGCTTTAAATAGCAGAAGTAGAAAAATTTACGACAACCTAATAGCGTATAGAGCATATACTACTAATTATCAGCAACGTACAGCAGACACAGAATACAAATACACTGCTGCTGATGGTAGACAATTTACAGGTGCTCAAGCCCTTAGTGATCCATATTTTGCAGGAGAGTTACAGCGGATAACTTTAACCGATGTGGTAGAGTATTTAGGTGTTACGGAGCCTATGCATCTGGCTCAAGCACAAGAGAAAATTTTTCAATTTAACCAAACTACCACAGCTCAAGCAAGTAGCGTAGCACATGAAAATGCTGTCGAAATTGGTTTAGAGCAGGCGTCACAGCTTGTTATGAATGGCAGCACCGCTAATGAGATTCTTTTTGGTTTTAACACAGTTGCTCACCTAAAAGGGAATGCTGCTGCCCATGACTTACTTCAAAAGACAGTTGAAAACCCAAACACTTCACAGGAAGTTGTTGATAGAATTGGTGAAACAATTATCGAGGGTAAAAAATGGTCTGAAGGTTGGGATAACCGATGGCTGCCTGCTATGCAGAAAAGGCAGCAAAACATTGTTAAAGCAGAAACAGCAGAGTATAATTATAGAAAGGAAGTATTTACCAATAAAATTCTTAACAACATTGATGAAGTTACAGCTTTTATTGATGAAAACCCTAGTATCAATGGACGTGCTGTAGAAGATCAATTTACAGAACAAGGCTTCCCTGTACCTCCTGTAATTACAAAACATGTAAGTAACGCAATCAAACAAAGTGATGAGGTTACTAAAACTGTTATTGAACAGAAATTCCGGGATAACATTTTAGATGAAGGTTTTATTAATAGACTCCCTACAGTAGCGCTTAGAAAGTATGCACAGGATTTAAAGGAAGAACAAAACAATCGTAAGTATGGTGAAAACTATACTGGACTTAAAAAGAACCTTATTGGTGACGCTAGGCAGTTGACTTCAATTAACCCTGGTGGAGCTAACACTTCACAAACTTATTTAGTATATGGAAGAGCAGTCCAAGAGTATCAAGGATTTATTGACCAAGGGTTTACCCCGGTTGAAGCTGCAGGTAAGGTCAATGAACTTATCCAGCAAGCACGTGGTGGTTCTGCCGATGCTACTAATCCTTTTTATTTTGTGTCCGGCGACAACAACCGTCGGACATTCCCAAACATCGAAACTTCAGGTGCCGAACGTGCTAAACGCCGTTCTGTAATTGATAAAAAATTACTTGATCATGGTGTTGATATTCTGAACCAACCGTTTGTTACAGCTACTTCAGCTGAAATGGATGCTACATATAAATCACATCTAGAAGGTAATACAGTTTACCCTCCTGAAATTTTAAGAGTAGCAGAGATGTTTGGTATTAAACCTTCTGAAGCGTATAATACAGTACGTGCTGCGCAAAACAAAAGCACTGGTCAAAACAAGCCACTGCTTGATCCTAACAGTTCTGTTACAAAGCTGATGGATGTAGCAAATGCTAGAGCTAGAAGGTTGATACAATCAGGCAATCCTATGCAGATTAATCGTGCTGCTGCCGGTATGGGTGTTATTGCTTTGCCTAGACGGTCTAGCATGGGAATTGGTTCGTTTAATCCTGCTACCGTACCTTCTGGGTATGGATCGGCTATTAATCAAGCAGCACAGCAAAATAATATTCCTCCTGAAATTTTGGCAGGGTTAATTGCGACTGAAAGCAATTTCAATCCAACCGCTGTAAGTCCTGCTGGGGCTAGGGGATTGGCACAGTTTATGCCACCAACTGCTGCTGAGTTTGGTGTAGATGTTAATGACCCAATGTCTTCTATCGACGGTGCAGCACGTTACCTCAGGTATTTAATTGATTATTTTAAGGGTGATATGAATAAAGCCATTTATGCTTATAATGGGGGTATGGGTAACATTGAACGTTTTGGTGGACCTATTCCAGGTAACCAAGAAAATCAAGAATACCTAACAAAAGTTTTAACCAACGCTAACAGATTCAGATGACAGACTCAGCTTTTATGAGCTTGGGTGAGGACTATGTGCTGGATGAGCAGGAACGTCAAGCTGAACTTTCTAACGAACAACGTGAAGAAATTCAAGCACGACTGGCTGAAACCCAAGCGGTACCACAGCCACCAGCTGCACAAACAGCACAACCTGCTATGGCAGGTCAAGTCGCACCACAGCCAACAACGCCTCAACCTACGGGTGAGGCACCACGAGAACGTCCAGTGTTTTCCTATTTTGGACAACCTATTGGGGAAACTGGTCAACAGGTACAGCAACGCCTCAGTGCACCAGGACAAGGTTTGATTGACTTTGTTGCTGATGGTTTTAATAAAATTCTACAAAGCACTGGGATTCAAGTCCCTAAAGCTAGTAAATACGAAGATGAAGTAGCATCCGCAACACGTCAAATCTCTTCTGTTGTACTGCCTACTATTTTGCTGCAAGGCAAAGGTATGCAAATGGGTAAAGAAGCTCATTCAATGATTGGCTGGAAAGTAGGTAATGCACCATTTATGAAGTTTATCGGTGCTAGGGGTGTTGAAGCTTGGGCTGCTGCTACTGTTGGCGCTGCTAGTACACAATACGAAACTGACGACAACATTGCAGGAATGCTTAAAAAGTCTTTCCCAAAAACATTTGACTTTATTCCTGATAATTGGGCAACACTAGATGCAGACGGTCCCGATAAGAAAAGACAGAAAAACATCAACGAAGAACTTGCTCTTGGTTTCATCATACCTTTTGCTGGACTTGCTGGCAAGTTTGTCGGTGCTATGGAGGAGACTAAACGTCTTTTCAAGAAGCCTCCTGTTATCGTTGGAGAAAGTGAACAAGCTACTAAGTACCTAGCGGCTAACAAACCTAAGCCTGTAAGTGACGTACCTGAAGAAGTTCTGCTTGAATATTCTGCCAAGCAAGAGGAAGCGTTAGACGAGCTTGGATATTACAACATGAGTAAAGTCCAAGACCCTAACGTGCCTCTTAAAGGTGTTCATGACCTATATGACTGGCGAGAGACAGGTGCCCGTACTGTAGATGACTTTGGTATTGTTGGTGCTAGTATTGATGCAGCACGTATCCAAAATAACAAAGGTACAATTAACGGACGTATTGGTAATTTCATTAGCGGGCCTGCTCTTAAGTATGGTGCTGCAACCCCTGGTGGTGTAGAAGAAGTTACTATTGGTTTAACACAACAACTCAAAGAAGCTGATCGTGTTGGTATGGTTGCTGATGACTTCACTGTGTCTGCAGATGAAGTAGCAGAAGCTGGTGAAAACCTAGTTCTTGAGTTGTTTGATCCTTCTGCAACTGTTGATGACATGCGTCGGATGCTTGATCCACAAATTGTCAAGACTAAAGATGGTGTTGAGACTCTTACTCAGGAAGGTTATGCTGATGCTTTAAGCGGCATTAACACTTTGGTAAAAGAATACACAGGTATGGATGTAGCTAAAGCACAAGCTTATGCTGCAACGTCTATGGCTGGTCAAATTGCAGATCTATCTGAAGGTATCCGTCTGAACCGTGGCTCTGTTTCTATTGATAATGCACAAGAAGCATTGCTTGATAAAATTAATTTCTTACAGCAACTTGTAGGTTCAACACGATACTACACTATTCAAAAGAAAGGTCTTGCATCTCTTGGTGAAAAGGTACAGAATCTATTCAAGACTCCACAACAGATTGCAGATGATATCAGAAACAACTACCCTGTAGCATTGCGCAGCATCCAAGATGATAGTGCAAAGTTTACTGAAAGTTGGATGTACTTGCAAAAAAATCGTCCTGATATCCTTGATTCATTCTTGGAGCTGTATGAACTTAGTGATGGTAAGATCAACACTATTGCTAAGATGAATGATGACATCCTTAATACGTTTGTCAATCTGCGCCCTATCTACGATCCTAATCCTGAGACACCTAACATCATTGCACAAGCTGTAAGATCTAACTACTTCAATAGTTTGCTATCAGCTCCTGCAACAGCTGCTAAAGCTTTGTACGGTAACCTCAGTGGTCTTGTAGCTGAACCTGTGTCTTACTTTGGCGGTGCACTTATCAGTCAAGATATGAAAGCTTTACAACGTGGTTGGATGGCATATAGTGCAATTTTTGACACTCAACAAAAAGCACTGCCTTATGCTGGTAGGATGTTTACCAAAGCATCCCAAAATCCAAACTCTGTAAAGAATTCATCACGTCTTGACCTTGTAATTAAACAGGAAGAAAAGCTTGATCAGTACCGTTATATTGCTGAACAAGAATCTTTGCGTGGTAACAATGGGTTTAAATTCCTTGTCAAACAGTATGAGGAAATGCAAGCCATGGCTGCTGATCCTGTGTTCCGTCTTGTACCTAATTTGTTTACAGGGTTTGATGCCTGGACTGGTGCAACACTAGCTAATGCTCAAGCACGATTCCGTGCTATGGATGAGCTTGAAAGACTTGGTGAAGCAGTTACTCCTGAAAGAGTTAAGGAACTAGCTACTGCTGAATATAACAGCATGTTTGACGCTAGTGGTGTTATTAAAGATCAAGCTGTTAAGTATAGCACTGCTGATATTGCTCTTAACCTTGACACTGGACTTAGCCAAAAGGTAGACGGTCTTTTGAAGACACTACCTGGTCTTACTCCATTTCTTACGTTCCCTACAACCATGATGAACATGGTCAGGGTAGCAGATGATTACATCCCACTACCTTTTAAAAGTTTTCAGAAAGATATTAATGAATTAGCAAATACTTCTATCCAAACCTTTGTTGAAAACCCGGATGCTATGGATAATATCCTGTTAGCACGTGGACATAAGGTTGATCAAATGGATGATATTGCTAAAATTAATACAATTACTGATATTAAAAATCGTACTATTGGTAGAAAAGCTATTGGTACGTTTGTTACTTCAATGGTAATTGGTAGTGTTCTCAAAGATAAACTATTTGGTGATGGTTTGTTTAGTGTGACTGGTGATGGTTCTGTTGACCGTCAACTAAACACTGCACGGATGAAGAACAGTAATTTTAAGCCACGTTCTATTATTGGTCCTGATGGTGTCAGGTTTAGTTATAATGAAGCTCTTGGTCCTGGTCTAAGTAATTGGGTTGCAATGGTTGCTAACGTTGCAGATAACTTTGATATGCTTGGTGAAGCAGCTACTGAAAATGCTTTTGAAAAGCTTAGTTTTATTCTGGGTGCAGCATTGACAGATCAAGCTGGTTTGTCTGCTTTGCGTCCGTTGGTCGAAACTTTTAGTGGTAATAAATCTGCTGCTAGCCGTTGGGCTGCTGGTCAGATTAACTCTCTTGGTCCACTTGGTGGTGCCCGTAATGAATTTGGTAAACTACTTGATGCTGGTCTGAAAGATTTTGAGCAGGACATCTTGGGACATCTGGCTAATCGTAACCGTTTGGCTGGTGTTATGGATCAAACTAACCGTCTCCCTACTGTCATTAGTCCTGTCAGTGGTGAAGCACCTAATAAATATAGTATGCTTCAACGCATTTGGAATACCTATTCCCCTGTCAAGGTACACAAAGGCATGACTAAAGAAGAAAAGTTTCTGTATGACATTGAATATGATGTGTCTTCAGCATTTAAAAAGCGTAATGGTGTAGATTTAACGCCTAAGGAACGTAATGAATTGAACGCTGCAATGGGTTCAATGGGTTACTTCCGTAAGGAAATTAATCGCATCAGTAAACTTGCTGAAACTCGTAACACTATTAAGGAACTAAAAACTGCACGTCGTTCTCTTATAACGTCCGAAAAAGTTCCAATTAGTAAATATGATCAAATTCATGTTGAACTACGTGCTGCTCAAAAGCAAGCTGAAGAATTAGCTTTCCAAAGTCTTGCTCCTGACGTACGTAATGCTATTGAGCAACGCATTATGCTCGAAAAGATTAATGATGAGAATGCTCTGATGGGTATTCTACCTATTCCAACTAACCGTTATTAAACAACATGGCGTGCTCTGACGTACAAACAATTCAAGCTGGAAACGGGACAAAGACACAATTTTCTTTTGACTTCCCGTACATTTTTAAATCTGAAATCCACGTTTA